CATTAACTGGGGTGCGTTCCGTAATCCTGAGGACATGCGCCGCGCTTGTCGTATCCTACAGCGTAGTCTATGTAATATCCTTGATTACCAAGATTTCTTAAGTATTCAAAGCAAATTAAGTAACGATGAAATACAACCATTGGGTATTGGTGTTACTAACTTGGCTTATTGGCACGCTAAAAAGAACCTACGCTATGGCGAAACTGATGCCCTACAAGAAGTTAAGACATGGATGGAACATCAGGCTTTCTACTTAACAGAAGCAACTGTAGAACTGGCCAAAGAACGTGGTGCATGTCTACACAGCGAACACACACGCTATGGTCAAGGACACTTTCCATGGGAATTCCGTGCTAAAGAAATTAACAAGTTAGTTGACTTTACACCAACACGTGAACTAGACTGGGAGCAACTACGTAGTGAAATGCGTCAATATGGTGTACGTAATGCTACCTTAATGGCTATCGCACCTGTAGAATCCAGTAGTGTTGTTATCAACAGTACCAATGGCATTGAAATGCCTATGAGTCTAATTAGTGTAAAAGAATCTAAAGCAGGTTCGTTTATACAGGTAGTACCAGAATACAACAGATTAAAAAATCGTTATCAATTAATGTGGGAACAAACTGACTGTGATGCTTACTTAAAAACTGCGGCTGTGTTGGCGGCTTATGTGGATCAAAGCATAAGTACGAATACGTTCTACAATCCAGCACATTTCCCAGATCGTAAAGTGCCTACTACACTGATCGCTAAAAATCTAATGCAGGCACACGCTTGGGGTATTAAAACATTTTACTATAGTCTGATTAATAAAGCAGGTAGTAAGCAAGTAGAAGAAACAAAAATCAGCGAAGTAATAGTTGAAGAAGTGTCATCAGAAGAAGACTGCGAAAGTTGTAAATTATAGGAATAAAAAATGTCAAAAGCGCAATACGATTTAACACAAGCCACAGATTATCTTAACCGTAAGATGTTTCTTGACCCTGCAGGTCCTGTAACCATACAACGTTTTGAAGAAGTCAAATATAACAAACTAGTAAAGTTTGAACAGACAGCACGCGGATTCTTTTGGGTACCAGAAGAAATTAGTCTAAGCAAAGACGCAAACGATTTTAAAGATGCTAGTAGTACTGTTAAACATATTTTCACTAGTAACTTATTAAGACAAACTGCCCTAGATAGTCTACAGGGTCGTGGACCTAGTCAGGTGTTTACTCCTGTGGTAAGTCTACCTGAACTAGAAGCACTAGTGTATAATTGGACTTTCTTTGAAACTAATATACACAGTCGCAGTTACAGCCATATTATCCGTAACATCTACAATGTGCCCAAGGAAGTGTTTAACACTATCCATGACACTGAGGAGATCGTTGGTATGGCGTCAACCATTGGCAACTACTATGATGCTCTGCACCGTATCAACTGTCGCGCAGAACTAGGAAACAAAGTAGACGAAAAAGATTATATTAAGGCCATATGGTTGGCATTACATGCGAGTTACGGACTCGAAGCATTCCGTTTCATGGTATCATTCGCTACAAGTTTGGCTATGGTTGAGAATAAGATATTCATTGGTAACGGAAATATTATATCATTGATCCTACAAGATGAAGTCCTGCATCGAGACTGGACCGCTTGGTTAATCAACCAAGTAGTCAAAGAGGATCCACGCTTTGCGGCTGTTAAACAAGAGTGTGAAGCAGAAGTTATTAAGATGTATGAAGATGTTATACGTGAAGAAAAGGATTGGGCTGACTACTTGTTTAAACTAGGTCCAGTTATTGGTCTTAATGCTAACATCTTAAAAGACTTTGTTGACTACACAGCAGTGGGCGCACTAAAAGAAGTAGGTATCAAGTATTGGAATCCTGCTCCTAAGACCACACCTATTCCTTGGTTTAACAAACACAGCGACACTAGCAAGAAACAAACTGCATTACAAGAAAACGAAAGCACTAATTATGTAATTGGTGTTATGAGTGATGCAATTGATTATGACGAACTACCAACATTATAAGGATAATTTACTATGCTAACTGTATACTCTAAAAATCACTGCCCGTTTTGCGATAAAGCAAAACACCTATTGACTCAAAAAAATATTCCTTTTGATGTGGTAAACATTGACCAAGATCAAGATGCACGTGAGTGGCTGATTGGTCAAGGACATAGAACTGCACCTCAAATTTACTTAGGTGAAAGCCTATTTGTAGAAGGTGGCTATCAAGGATTAGCAAAATTATCAGATGATGAAATTCAACAACGACTAGGAGATTCAATTGTTAACTAACAAACCGTATGAAAAAGACGCAATAGTAAGTTTTAAATTAGTGAATGGTGACGAAATAGTTGCTAAAGTAGTAGAAGAAACAGATACAAAATACATTGTAAGTAAACCATGCACAGTGGTACCTAGTGCTAAAGGTCTTGGCCTGATTCAGAGCCTATTTACAAGTGACTTAAATAAGAGTATAAGCATTGACAAATCACACGTTATGCTACACTCTGCTACAATTAAAGATGTAGAAGATTATTATATCCAAACTACAACAGGTATTACACCTGCTACAGCAGGCGGTATTATTACCTAAAGGTTAGAACATGTCGGGCGAAAAGGACTATAGTCTAGTAACAAGTAAAGCAGGAACAGTAATAGCAGAAAACTTAAAAGTAACTCTGGCTACTGCTGGCGGTCCTGCTGGATTAAGTCCTGCTACTATTACTGCTATGGTTGGTATAAGTCAAAACTTATCACTGAAAATAGCAGATGATGTAACATCAGTAACTAACTATCTACAAACTATAGCCTCTAGTGGTGTGGCAGCCAACGTCACAGCCAATACCATATTATCGTCAATGACAAGCCTGCAATCTAGTTTAGGATTTGGCGGCAGTTCTAATCAAGGCGGGTTTGGTAGTATACTTCAACAGTGTGTTCAGCATTGTAAAGACAGCGTTCAACTTAAACAAGCAACTAATTTTTTAGAATCAGTGGACTTTGATAAGTTTGGTAGTGGCATTAGTGACATGGGCAGTATGGTTGAGCGCGGCATGAGTAATGTCATAGGTGATCTGTCTGCCGCAAGTGCCGCCATGACGTCAACCGGTACTATGTTCAATGGCATTGATGTAAAAGATTTTGGTAGCCCTTTAGGTCTGGTTAAAGCACTACAGGCTAGCAAACTAGCAAATGCTACAGGTGTAAACGCAAAATTAACCGAGGCTGGTGTTCCTTTAAGTGACTTAGACAACCCAATCTACGCTGATAAAATTAGTCAAGTAATGGCCAGTATCAAAGACCCTGTGGCTATAAATACTGCTGCAGAACAATTTAATATTACTAATCCGTTTGGTGGATTACCAAGTTACAATGGTAACGACAGTAGTTTATATACAACTCCGGGATTCTTAGGAGGTACTAGTGCAGCAACTTCAGAAGTGCCAATTGGCGCAGTAACTATAGGTTCTAGTACTGAGAGTACAGCATTTGGTGCAGGACTAGCACCAACAGTACCACCAGGTGGCGGTGGCATACAAAGCCTTAAAGATCTAAGTGATCCATCAAAACTGGCTGATCCAGGTAGTATATCAGGGTTTGCCGGCGTTGACGCATTAGCGGAAAAGTTTAAAGACCTTGGTGCTAGTACCATTGGTAATGCACAAGTAGCAGGTAATTTCTTTGGCGCTATTCAGCAGGCATCAACTCCACTGCTAACAGCAGCACACAGTTCACTTCAAAGTTTAATGAGCGATCTTAAACCAACTATAGACGGCATGACAGGATCTGGTAACGGTTTATTAGGTACTCCTAATGTCAGTGACTTCACACAGCACGTAAGTGGCGGCCCTGCTATAACAGGATTTATTGAAGCAGTGCAGGCTCAAGGTGGCAATGCACTAGCCGTAGATACTGCAAGTCTTACTTCTTTACAAGACTCTATTACCACAGCACAAAGTTTGTTTAGCAAAGCAGGTGTAGACTTTGGATCTGTTCCCAGCAACAGCCTAAGCACTGCAATGACCTTTGCTACAAATCTTAAAAAGTTTGGTCAGGATACACTAACTGATGTTGCGCCAGTTTTACGTAATATGGCAGACACTTCAACTCAATGGGGTGAAAGTGTTAAGGCCAGCCTAGCAGAAGGTGCAAACGATAAACTATTTGCACTTAACGGTATGCCGCCTCTTAACAGTAATCCTTTCCAAGGATTACCAAGTGACCCAACTGCTAACCCAGCAGGCGATGCTGCAAAATTAATGGGTGGTTAACATGTACATTAGCCCTTCACTAGAATATAAGAATTTAAGTGAATGGCTTGGCAAACTAGCCAACAAAACAACTACCCCACTAAAGTTTGTCCGCAATCTTAGTAAATACCTCAATAAACAAAAACACCCAGTCAGAGTACACGTAATACCCAATCAAACACTGATCTTAGATCCAGGACAATTTTGTTTTGGTGGTGAGTATGACCCGAACTTAGATGAGCGCGGTCGTAAACAGTTTATTATAGATTTTATGGTAACCATTGAGCGTAAAGAGCCTTGGGTGTTAGCCCAAGATGAAGTGCAGGAAATGGCCTTAGAACTAACTGAACTGTTAGTGCATGAGTACGAACATCAACGTCAGTACAGACAACGCAGATACCGTGTAAGAAAAAGTCCCTACTACGGTGAAGCAGAAGAAGGATGGGTGCGCCGCGAGCAAGAATATCTAGGACACCCAGACGAGTTTGAAGCATACGCAATGAACATTGCCGCTAGATTTTATCTACTTAGATATGTAGTAGGATCAAAGAGTAAATATCATTGTACAGACCTTAAAAGATATTTAAAAACGTTTGGTCGACAACATCGAATTACTCAACAGTTAATTAAAAAAGTTAGAGAAAATATCAATTACTACAAGGAAAACGATAATGGCAAAACTCACAGACGATCTTGCAAAAGACCTAGAATCAGAAGACTATGACGTTCTTGACGACATACAACCTGAAGACTTTGTGTTTGTAATTAATAATGTAGGACAATTGAAGGGTATTAGTTTTCCGGAAGATTTAGATGATGCAGATACTGTAGATCCTGCAATAGAAGAAATTATTGCGTTCTTAATTAAGAAGTACACAGAAGTTCGTCCGGCTAATGCTACCTTACACTAGCCCCAGCGCAATAAGAACGCTGTAGCATCAAGTTCGTTGTCTAGTTCAATAGTCATGCCAGTTTGATGTAAGCGTCCGCGAGGTAAGTTTTCATCCATCCAAGAATATATCTCAGGTTCATTGTCGTTCCAAAACTTAATGTCAGCAATCACAATGTAGTAATAGGGCATTTCCTTATCAAACGGCCCTGCCAGAATAAACTTACGCCCGTTGGCGCCTTCTAATAGACTCATAATTTTCCTAAACTTAACTTCATCTTGAGGTGTGTTGAACACTATTTCATATTCAACGCTCTGCCACTGGTAGTCAATGACTTTTTCTACACGATAAGGACCAGGCCAACGATTTTGTAAGCGAGCAGTCATCCATTCTTCATCGTCACCTGGAGCACGATCCCATGTTTGTATTTCTAACAAAAATTGCCAAGGAGTCTTCATAACCACCTTAAGGTAAATGCTGTGGCATCAGTTTCTTTACGGAACCAAAAGTTCCAATAACCGTACCAACTAAAACTATACCACAGATCGTTAGCGTCAACCTTACCTGGTTCGATTTCTACACGACCCTGACCTACGTTATCCTCACACCATTTCATCATGTCCATAAACTGTAGGCTCTGCCGTGTTGGTTCTGTGCGCAGTAGTTTAACTGGTGTCCACCCTAAAGTTTCTAATTCAAGTTCTGCCATGTGTCTATCGTTAGCAGTGGGCCTATGTTCTTGTGGAGTATTATGTATCACGCCGCCCACCTTAGAGCAAACATTGTAGCAATTTTCTCACTGGCAAACACAAACTCTGCGCCCTCACGATAGTAGTCTACAGTATCTCTGAGATCATTATCAAACAACCAATCAGTAATATCCACAGCGTGACGGTTATCTTGGAATTTGCTTAACTTAACTGTGGTCCAGCCTTGCTCCTTCCAATACATCATCAGAAAGGCGTAACTCATTTTGTCGTCAATGGAATCTTGTATTTGACGACCCAAATCTGCCATTAGTGATTCTTCTAGGCTAAAC